CAGATTTTAACAACACATAAATAGACAAAAGCAAAAGTTTATGGTATAATTACATTATTAAGGTGTGGTATTATGATTGGAAATTTAGTATTTTTCAAGAAAACCAATTCTTTAATATCTAAGATGATTGCCAAAGTTACAAAGAGCGAGTTTACACATGTTGCCATTATCGTTGGATATGACAAGATGACAGGAGTTGCAACTATTATTGAGTCGGATAGATTCAGTAAGACTAAGCTTGCAAGGATACAATTAAGTGATGAACACGTTGTTTATACTACAGGTTATCAACCAAAAGAAGTTACAGATAAGATTATAAGATACGCTCATCAACAGTTAGGTATGGGATATGATTATCTGCAACTGATTGGCATATTCTTATCTTTGGTATTTAAGAGAAAAAGAGATGCTTATTTTAATAGTGCTAATAAGATGATTTGTTCTGAATTAATCGACTTAGCTTATTATAAAGCAGGAATAAAAAGAAATAATTATGACAACATAGGAAACGTTACACCGCAAGAGTTATTTGAAGTGTACGATTTACATCAAGTATAGGAAAGGGGTATAGAGCTTGTTTATTGATATTGATTATAATAAACGGTTGCAAGAAGCTAAATTTCATTTAGCTAAACCTAACAAGACGATTATCTCTCACATTCATGAAAAGATGCGTGGAGAGATGTCTATTAAGTTAGGCAACATCAACGAACTAAGCTTCTCTATTCCTCATTTCATTGAAGACGAAGAAAGCAATCCTCACGTAGAATTGATTAAAGAGAAAATGTTAATCAGAGTTACAATGGGAGCATACAAGGAATGGTATGTAGTTGACGGAATTGAAGAAGACGGTGATGATTCCGATATCTTCAACGTTACTGCTTTTTCTTTAGGTTATGAGTTAAAAGGGAAAAGGGTAAGTGAATACACAGAAGATTCTATTAACGCTACTGATTTATTAAAGAATCTTTTAAGTTCCACTATTTGGAAAATAGGGACGGTTGACCCAATGTTTGATGCGATGTTTCGCTCATTCGATTCTGGGACAGATTCAAACGTTCTAGATTGTATTACACAGGCAGGAGAGACTTACGGTGCTCTGATTGTTTGGGATACAGAAAACAGAAAAGTATCATTCAAGGATATGTCTAAGAATGGTCAATTTAGAGGTATGACTGTAAACTATGGTCGTTTCTTACGTTCAATTAAGAAAACGAGAACAACAGATGAGATGGTTACTAGATTGTATATTTCTGGTAATGAAGGGTTGGGCATTCATGCAGTAAACCCAACAGGTCAAGCATATATTGAAGACTTCTCATTCTTTATGTATCCATTTGAACGTGATATAAACAAAAAAACCATCAAGAGTTCATTCTTTATGTCTGACGAATTATGTCATGCAATCTTGAATCAGCAAGAGTTAATCAAGTTGAAAGCACCTATTATCAAGAGCTACATGGATGATAAGACAGCTAAAGAGACTGAATTATTAACAGAAGAAGTTAAGTTAACTCAATTAGAAGGAGAGTTAAAGACGATTGAGGGTCTGCTAGATACTGCAAAGGCTACAGAGAATCAAACGTTAATTGCTCAACGTCAAAAAGAGTGGACTGACAAAACTGCTCAAATCACTGCACAGAGACAAAAGAATGATATCATCACTAATGCTATTAAAAATTATGACACACAAATTGATAAATTGCAAGATGAAATTGCTACTGGTAGCGGATTTACACCTCAACTATTAGATGAGTTAAATCTATTCATCATTGAGAGTAAGTGGGCAGATGATAAATACATAGATGCAAAAGAATTATATCAAGATGGTTTGAAGAAGTTTGAAGAAATTCGACAACCAAAAGTCGTGCTAGATGTAACAATTGACAATCTATTGAACATTATTGAAGAACAATATTATTGGGATAAACTCGTTTTGGGAGATTTAATCAAGGTTAAATATCCTCAAATGAATATTGAGTATACAGCTAAGATTATTGAGATTAAATACGATTTAGAAAACAACGAAGCTAGTATCACAGTTGCAAATACAAAGGATTTATTAAGTGATACAGAAAAGCTAGTTCAATTATTATACAGTAACTCTAGTGCTTCATCTCTAGTAGAAGCTAATAAGTACAAATGGGATAAGGTAAACAAGATTGAGGATACTGTAAGCAATATCGTAACGAGTGAATGGGATGCAACAAAGAACAAGATTATCGCAGGGGTTAACAACTCTATTGAAATCGGTAATCGTGGAATGATTGTTACAAGCCCAGATAATCCAAATGAAGTAGTTATTATCCAGTCTGGGGTGATTGCTTTATCGCAAGATAAAGGAGAAACATGGAAGACTGCAATCAAACCAGATGGTATCGTTGCAGAACGTCTAATCGGTCAAATTATCGCAGGTGAAAACTTGATTCTAACAAATAGTTCTGGCTCATTCACGTTTGATAAGAACGGTGTAAGAATTGATGCTAGTGCGTTTATTTTAGAGTCAAGCAGTGGTGGAAACTTAATTGACAGATTCACAGATTCATCTAACTTCGTAGATGAATTCAAAGCTGATAACATGATTACAGCTTACGAGAAGAAGATGTTAAAGATTGAATGGGATAAGATTCTTAACTCATACAATGCTAATACATTTAAAATAAATAACTACTATGAGAATAATGGAAGCGACTTGGCATTCGTAACAGAATATCACACAAGATACGCAGAACTATATGATTATTTATTCGTACAATTGCATGGAGATAAGCCTTTGTTAGACCCTAACAATATGGCATATACAACAAGAATCGACAGAAATATCTTTGATGCTAGATTTAAAAACTATGATAATGCAGAAACAGAAGTTGAGAAACAGTTATCAATCAGAGCTAAACAGATTGCAGACCAAGCTAAAGATACAGCAGAAAGCGTTCGAGATGAGATTGATGAAGTCAAGAATGATGTTGTATACAAAATTGAGTTCCATTCGACAAAAGGTTTCACTTTTAGAAACGGTGACATTGATACAGATATCACAGCTAGAGTATGGCGTGGTCAAAAAGAAATCACTGACACAGTTCCAAAAGCAGGTTTTATTTGGAAGAAATTTGACAAAGATGGAGTGCTTGATACTGCATGGACAAATTCTCATGTTGGCGTTGGAAATAAAATCCATGTCACAAATCTGGAAGTGTATCAGAGAGCAATTTTCACATGCGATATCGACATGTAATAAACATTTATGAGGAAAAGGAATGGTAAAAAATGGCAATTGTAGCACAGGGGCAATTAACTCTTGTGGACTTAAATGATAGCAAACAGCTAATCATGTTTATTGGGTCTACGCAACAAAGACAAGTAATTTATAATCCAAATGGTGGAGGTACGTATGTACCAAACTATTCAACTGCAAATAACGTGTTAACACCACAATTATTCGTAGCAGGTACACCAACGGATGTGGCAGGTCAAGCTACATCTGCTAAATGGTATGTACAAACAAATTCAACTGGTGCATTAACAGAGATTACAGCAAGCACAGCAGATTATACTTTAGGGACTGGAAAACCTGTTACTCTTACAATTAAGAATAACGTATTGGCTTCTAACAACTCTATGACGTATATCTGTGAGATGCAATACTTAGATACTGATACTAACTTCACAGTAACAGCAAAAGCAGAATATGAGATTGTAAAAGTAACTAACGGTACAAATGGTGCTAACGGTACAAACGCTATCATGGGTGTTTTAAGTAATGACTCTCATAGCGTACCAACAGATAGTGCAGGTGCTAATGGTAATTTCACAGGTGCATCATCTACTCTAACAATCTATGAAGGAGCTAGTGTTGCGACTGGTTGGACAATTGTACAAACAAGAAGCAACGTAACTGTAACAGAAGCTACATCAAGTGCTACTGCAACTGTTACTGCAATGTCTGCTGATACAGGTTATGTAGAGTTTACCGCATCGAAATCTGGATATTCAAACATTGTAAAACGATTCACATTAACTAAAAATAAAGCAGGTGCTAATGGTTCAAGTGCTACAGCATATTGGTTAATGTCATCTAACGTAGCAATATCTAAAAACTCTAGTGGAGCATATACGCCTGCTACAGTAACGTTTACTGCTAAGTCTCAAACAGGTACAGGTGCAGTTGGAGATTATGCAGGACGTTTCATTATCGCAGAGACAACAGATGGAACAACTTGGACAGATAAGTATTCAAGCCAAACAGGTAACATCAACGAAGCTACAAAGACTTGGACTCCAACAGCAGGAATTAAAGCTATAAGAGTTAGATTATATCAAGCAGGTGGAGTTACAGTATTACTAGATGAGCAAATCATCCCTGTAGTTTCCGATGGTACAAATGGTACTAATGGACAAGATGCTCTTCGTGCAACAGTTTGGACACCAGATGGGAATACAATCAAGAATGCCAACGGTACGCTGACTGCCCACTGTGACTTATATAAAGGTTCTACAGTGCAAACATCTGGCGTTACATACAAATGGTACTACCAAGACCCTACTGCTTCTCCTGTTGGTTCTAATGGTTCTGACACAGATGGTGGTGCAGGTTGGAGATTAATGAAAGACGTGGCATCAGCTAACGGTGTAACAGGTTACACAACTGATACAATTACAATCCCTGCATCAGCGATTGTAAACGTTGAGTCATTCAAATGTGTGGCTACATACTTATCTGTTAAATATTCAGATGTATGTACGGTAATTGACGTATCAGACCCATTCATGGTAACAATCGTTGGTATCAACACATTCAAGAATGGTGTTGGAACAACTAAGCTTACTGCTAAAATATATCAAGCAGGAGCAGAGATTGACCCATTAGGAAACCAAGGATACACATACACTTGGTATTTATATGATAACAACAATGTTAAAATGACTAGTGTGTCTGGTTGGGGTGGAGCAGGCAGTAAAACTGGTAAGACTATTGATGTTGACGGAAATGACGTTACAGTACGTGGTAACATTATTTGTGAAGTATCTAAATAATTAGTATTATCATAACGCATTTTTTGACAAAAGTCAATAGTAATGATATAATTAAATTGTGAGAAAAGAGAGTCTTATTTATTAATAAGGCTCTTTCTTATGATTGGATAAAAGGAAAATAGGAGTGAAGGCGAATGCCAAAATTAATCGGTACAGGTCAATTAACTTTGACAGATTTAAATGATGTGATTGTTTCTGCCACAAAACCGTCCAATCCAACAGAGGGACAATTATGGTGGAATACAACAGAAGCACAGCTTTATGTTTATCAAAATGGTGATTGGCAAAAATCAGCAAATGTTATAGTGGGTGGAAGAAACCTACTAAGAAATAGTGGTCTATTTAGAGATACAAACGGATGGGCTACGAACAACGGTGGAACTAATCTTGTGGTTGTTGATAAAGATGGATTCCCTTGTTTATCTGCTACAGGTTCAGTGAAAGGAACTGTTAGCGTTCCTGTTAATAACGGTAAAGAATATGTGTACAGTACAGAAATCATGTTCGATACAGATATGCTATTAAGTTCAAGTACACCTTTACATGAATGGGTTGCCGTAAGTGGTCTAACAGGTCAGACAGGTATTGATGGTTTTATCACTGTAGATGGTGGACAAAGAACACTTGTTGCCAATAAATGGCATAAGATTATTTTAAGATTTAAAGTAAAAGACGATGGGAATGCGTATTTATTTACACCGTTTATTTACAAGAATCCAATGCCTGAAAAATGGTGGATGAAGAATATCCAGTTAACAGAGGGGAATATTCCTACAGATTGGTCACCTGCACCAGAGGATACATATGAGGTTATTACTGATATCACTGAAACTCTAGGTAACATGGCTAATGATGGAGTCCTAGATTATAATGAACGACAAGTAATCAAAGATAAAATAACTGATATTATTGGTTCTGTAATTCCAGATGCACAGGCACTTTTACCTGCTTTTGGCTCATTGGATAGTGGTGCAAAAGGTACGTTCTATACAGTTCGTAAGCAAGCTCAACAAATTGGTATTTCAACTACACATGCGAAATATAAAGCTGTTGAAGCTAAATATACGGCTTTAAAAGACTACCTTGATGCGATGACACCAGTTAAGCCTTGGGATGTTTCAGTAGCAAATAAAGATAAGATTATCAATGTTACTAAAGCTACATTTAGAGACACATGGTTGCAATTCTATCTAGCAGTAGATGACCTTGCTACATATACAATTCAAGTAGCAAAAGAGAATGTGGACAATTCTTATAGTGGTGGAACGAACTATGCTAGTAATGGTAGTTTCGAAATTCCTTTAACAGAAGGTTTATGGAGTGCTTCTTACTCTGGTGACGTTAAAGAGATAGTTGATATTTCAACAGAAGAACCACCATTTAAGTTTGCGTACCATGTTAAAAACACAGTTAATAAGAATGGCGGTATCTTCGTCCCTACTCTATGGAGTGGAAAAGCTTGTGAACAGCTTGTGGATAAAGAGGTTACCATTCAATACTGGTTAAAATATCAGAACATCACCCAAGGTGCTCAAACATATCTACTAGGTAGATTTGGAGAGTTAGTTATTGAGGGTGAAGATGCAAGTGGAGTTAAGAAATACAGATATCCACATATACATAGCGATGGGAATGTTACAGAGACTTTATACATTTCTGGAACTAATATGACTTGGAAGAAGTATACTGCTACTATTAAATTATCACTTCCTGCACAAGCTGTCAAGCTTACAAAAATATCTTTCAAACATGGTTTAGAAGGATGTACAGGTGAGTTTTGGACAACAGGATTGAAGGTAGAGTTTGGTAATAAGGCAAGTGACTGGTCACAATCACCATTCGACTTAGAACAACGTATCTATAAAACTGAATTTGCAGTGCAACCAGACAATATTACATCTACAGTAACAAGCCATCAAACGTTTGTTTCTAAGGTTGGAGAAAATATTGATAAAGCTACTTCTAGTGAATCTGCATATATTAATAAAAACTATAACTTTGCTGATTGGACAGGAACATATCCAGTTGGTTTTAATGGTCATGTCGGAACACAGCCTACAAAAGTAGCATCAGAAAATGGTAATGGCAAGTCTGTTAAATATACAAATGCTCTGGGAGCGGAAAGCTATTTAAGTGGTGACGGATATTTAAATAAACCATACTATCAATATGTATATGTTGAATCAACATTTAAATTGGAAAGCGGTTCTATCAATGGAGCAGGTATCCTGTTTAGATATTTAAGAGCAGATAATGCAAACAGTGCATTTGAAGGTAGATTTAAATTCTCGGATGTAGTTCCAAATCCAACATTGAACAAATGGTATACGGTTTCTACAGTATTTAAAGTTCCTGTGCCAACAGACTTTGGTGGATATAGACTTTATGCTATGGGTAGTTATGGAGCATTTGATGCTACTAAACCTGCAAAGACAATCTATATCGACTCTATGATTTCAAGACCTGCATCATCAGAAGAAATTAAAGCTTATGAAGCAAATATTTCAGTTGCAGATATGATGGCAGATGACAAGATTACACCTCTTGAAAAGCATACATTAAAAAATGAATTAGATATGATTGTTGCAGAGAAACCTACATTTGAAGCAAAAGCTGTTCAATATGCGGTAACGACTGAAAAAGACGATTATGTAAAGGCTTACAATGACCTTTATAGTGCATTAAGTCCTCATCTATCAAACTTAAATACGACTGCAACAGGTGTGAATGGTACTGCAATCAGAACACTATTTAAAGACTATAATGATAAGAAAACAATACTAGAGAGAGCAATTTTAAATGCAGTTCAATTCGGTGGAAGAAATCTACTAAGAAATTCAAACTTTGCTAACAACAAAGTAAATGATAGTATGGCATGGGATAAGAATCTAAATGGAAATATCGTCCCCGATGGTTGGTGGAGTAATGGATACAACGCAGGAGTTAAACCATTCCCAACACAGGGTTATCACGCTCACTTAAACGTTGATAAATTCGGATATCCTGTATTAGAGCTTATTGATAAAAACAGCAATCTAGTTGACAACTCAACTACACCTCCAACGACAGGATTGCATAGATGGTTAGGGATGTCTAATAGCATTTTAACAACAGACCCATTCTGTCAGAGTTTAGCTGTTGGAAAGACTTATACAATTAGTATGGATGTAATGTCTGATACAGTTGGTATGAGAGTCAACGTAGGATTTCATCACTTTGAAACAGGTAATGCGACACAAGGGTTCTTTGGTTACCAATGGAACTTAGATGATTGTAAGATTGCAAATGTCTGGGAAAAAAAGTATAAAACATTTACAATTAATAACAAATGGGATTTAACAAAGGCTTTAGCATTATATGTTTACGGATATTTTAGCACAGTAGAAGGTTCAATGTGGGTTCGTAACATCCAGATTGAAGAAGGTACACGTTATACTGATTGGACTCCTGCACCAGAAGATACAGATTCATTTATGTATAATTTAGCAGATAGAGTTTCATCAGCAGAAGAAAAGATTACAGATAGTGCAATCATCAATACAGTAACACAGTCTACTTCTTACAAGAACGACTTAGGAACAAAGGCGAATGCAGATGACTTGAAGGGATACGCAACAACTGGTGAGTTAGACCAAGCTAAAAAAGATGCGAACAGATATGCAGATGACAAAATTAAGGGCATTGACTTTACACCATATGTTATCAAGTCTGAATTAAATCAATCTGTAACTGATATAACTGCTAAGTTCCAAGCAGGCGGTGGAGTTAATTTACTTCGCAACTCTGTTGGATATGCAGACTTTAGCTTCTGGACACAGACATCTCCAACACAGATGGCAACGGTTTCAAATAATGCGTTAGATGCCTTAGGATTTGGTAAAGGATTCTATTTCCCATCAAATGCTTCTGGAAGTAACGCTAGAATCACACAGGATGTTTATGTAACAGCAGGACAGCCATACACATTATCATGGTATGCAAATAAGACAAATGCATCTCCATCGACTAACGATGATGGTGCAGTATGGGTAGAGTTCATAGAAGGCGTAACTACTGTGATGAGTGAGAAGTATAAGAGTGAATTTACAACAAAAGGATTTGAGAAAAATTCTAGAACATGGATTCCTAAATCAAATATTATCACTGTTAGAATTTCCGTTAACAAATTGGCAGATATTACTATCTCTGGAATCATGATGAACATCGGTGACGTTCCTCTTCAATGGTCTATGGCTACTGGTGAAATCTATAATACTAATATTCGTATGGATATGAACGGTATCAGAGTTTCACAGATTGTAGATGGGAAAGATAGGGGCTACACCCAAATTACACCAGATGAGTTTGCAGGGTATTATGATACTAGCGGAAATGGTGTTTATGAAAAAGTATTTTATCTAAAAGAAGACGAAACAGTTTCTAAGAAATTCAGAGCGAAAGATGAATTTACAATGGGTGGAATCAAGATTATTAAGATTGAATCTACATCAAGCAAGGGTTGGGCGTTTGTTCAAAGCCTTGACTAATAGAGAAAAAGGAGAAGGATAAATATGGCGTTAAGCGGTACTTTTTATAACGACTTTAGTAGAGGTTACAGACTTCAACTAGAGTGGTATGCTACGCAAGATATCGCCAACAATAAGAGTAGAGTGAGATGCGACCTTTACCTAATCAGTTTAGGTTCATCTTACACTATTAACTCTAGTGCGACAAAAGGTATCTCACTTACAATTAATGGGAATAAATCATATAGTGCACAAGGCGGTTTAGCAGGGTTAAGCGGTAACCAAAAGAAATTCGTATTCTGGCATGAGGTAGATGTTTATCATAATAGTGATGGAACAATGTCTACTGACGTGCTTGGTGTATTTGATATCCAAGTAACATTAAATGGAACGTATTATAACAGTTGTAATACAGGTGGAACAATCTATTTAGATACGATTCCACGTGCATCATCATTAACAACTGTACCAGATATTACAGCAGGACGAAATCACTCGTTCTCAATTTCGAGAGCATCATCAGAGTTTGACCATAAGGTTAGACTTTATGTAAATGAGGTTCTGATTAAAGAGTTGAATGGTCAAACAACTGGTGGAACATTTGAATTTAGTGATGCAGATGTTTACACTATGTATCAACAATTGAACCAAGCATCATCTAAACCATGTAGGATTAACTTACAGACATTCAAATATGGTCAATACATCGGTGAGAAGAACTTCAATGGAACATGTTACAATTGGGGCGGTGGAGTTGTTACCTTCAATGGTTTTAACTTTGGTGACAATCTACCAATCAATGTCTCTGGTCATAATTCAATGAAGCATAAAGTAGACTTCTATTTTGGTGGAACATTGATTAAAACAGTTGACAATGTACCAACTGGTGGTTCAACTGTAACATGGACAACAGCAGAAGTCAATGCAATGCTTGCAAAAATACCAAATGCCACAGGAGGTAGCGGTGAAGCCGTTGTTACATCTTATTGGTATAATGGCGGTTCAAGAATCCAAGTATGGGCTACCATTGCTTCTGGATATTGGGCTAATGCAGGTTCTAAGGCACGTCCACCATCATTTGGCGGTGGCTTTACATATAAGGACACAAATGCAACGACAACAGCAATCACAGGAAATAACCAGTATGTGATTCAGAATAAATCTACTGTTTCAGTAGAATTGCTAATAGCTAATAGAGCTACAGCACAAGATTATGCAACAATGAAAGAATACATCGCAACACTAAATGGTGTGGAGGTAAGAGTTCCACATTCAGACACAGCAACAATGACATTTAACTTTGGAGCAGTTAGTGCAGGTGCAAACTCTACATTAACAGTAAAGGCAGTTGATAGTCGTGGTAATATGACAGCTACAACAAAAACTGTGACCATTATTCCATATCAAAATCCAACAATCACATCGGATGTTGCACGTAGGAATAACTTTGAAACGCCTACTACAATTCCTTGTAGTGGTACAATGTCGGATTTAAACGTAGCAGGAAGTAAAAAGAACGCTGTATCATCAGTCCAATATAGATACAAAGAGACAATCGGTGGAACATTTACAGCATGGAAGAACTTTACATTTGCGAGTACAGCTCCTACATATAGTGCAACAACAGTAACAGAAAACTTAGATAATACTAAGGCTTGGACTTTAGAAATTAAAGTAACTGACAAACTAGCAACGACAACGATTACTAGAACAGTTACAGCAGGTTCTCCAATCTTCTTCATAGATTGGGAGAAAAAAACACTTGGTATTAATAAGTTCCCAACATCTGCAAATAACGCATTGGAAATTTCGGGACATTTAGATGTAGATGGTACTGTAAGAGTTAAACAAGACCAATGGATGTCGTCTAGTGGTGCACATGGGCTAGACATGAGAAATTCTGATATGAAAGGTGTAAATGCTATTTACTTCAATGATGCTAGTGAATCAAGTGATGAAGGTATCAACTTTCTAAAAACTGGTAAAACAGTTGGCTCTACTAACATTGCAGACTATGACAACTTCTGTATTGTCGATAGTGCAATGAAATGGAATGGTCAAAACATTTTCTATCAATTTGCAGGAACGGGAAATCTTCGTTTCGGTGGAGATTTTTATTCACAGAGCACTGGTGGAGTTTGGTTTGATGTTTATGGAAATATTAGAGGTCAATCTGGTGCAGGGGCGGGTAATAGTTGGTCATTAAAAGATGCGGATGGTAGAAATAGATTCTTAACATATATTGGAAAAGGCTCTACTGGTTCAACTGAAATCAGTGCTTACACTAGTGGTATAGACTTCTACCATGACACTTACAAAATTGCAATGTTCTACAGTAGTAACTATGGGATTAACAGAATTATGCAATTGGGTAATGGCTCTGGTTTATTAAAATGGCAAGCGAATGCAGGAAGATTTGAAGTTAGAACAAGTGACGATGGGAACTGGGCAGAATTAGCAGGGAACTTAAATAACGCATCTTCAAGAAAGTACAAAGAGAACATTGAAAGATTTGACGGAAGTGCAATGAAAATCATCAATTCGGCAGTAGGTAAAACTTACACATATAAAGGTGACGAACATGAGATGTTGAAAATAGGTTTAATTGCAGAGGAAGCACCAGAACTAGTTGTTGGATTAAGGGGAGATACTGTTGATTCATACGGTATGGCTACTCTATCATGGATTGGATTACAGGAACATGATGTTGAAATTAACACTTTAAAAGCACAAGTAAAAGAACTTAAAAAACAAGTTGAATATTTAAAAGGAGAAATGTAAGTATGGTATTTGATACTTTAACAATGGCGGAGCAAGAATTAATTTTAAGAGGTTTTGAGAATATGACGGTGACTAACCAAAATAACTTGGTTAATGCGTTAGCAGGCAAATTGAATTGTGCTGTGTGGCAAGTGACACCTGCACAAATTCTTAAACATCATAAAGATATTAAATTTAGAATACTAGATGAAGCTTGTGAGGTTGGTATTAAAAACGGATTCACATCTTCAAATGGTCATCGCTACCGTCTAAATGATGCAGACCAAATCAACTTTTTAGGTATGTCAGATAGACTAAAAAGAAAACCAGAGATAACAGTTGTTGGTTGGAGAGCGGAAGACTTAGAGGATTACACTGAAATGACAAGAGAAGAATGGTTTAAGTTATGCGATGAAGCATTTGACCATAAATTCGCTCAACTCATGGCGTACAATGAGAAAACTAAGATTGTAAAGAATGCTACAGACCATGCGACAATCGTTGCTGTTAAGTGGCAGTAATTTAATTATACATTGGAGGAAAAGGGAATGCAAGGACAATTAGACATTAATATTGTAATCAAAGAGTATCAAGAAAAGGTGGGCGAATTAACGAATGAGTTAATCATGAAGAACGCCTACATTAAGCAACTAGAAAAACAGATTTTAGATGAAGCAGAAGCGAAAGCTAAAGAAGACCAATCAGAATAAAAGCAAAAGATAATGGTATAAATACCTGCTAGGCGAGAGTCTAACCTAGCAGGTATCAAAATATAGGAGGAATTTAAATGGCTATTTCAGTAAGACAAAAATTGGTGGATTCTAGTAAGTACGGCTTGAAATGCCCTAATGCAATGACAGCAGAGTACATTACAATTCACAACACTTACAATGATGCAAGTGCAAACAATGAGGTGCAGTACATGATTACAAACGGTAACGCTACTTCATTCCACTTCGCAGTTGATGATTTTGAAGTCGTTCAAGGTATCCCAACAAACCGTAATGCTTGGCATTGTGGAGATGGTAATGGTGACGGTAACCGTAAATCTATCGGTGTTGAAATCTGTTACTCTCTAAACGGTGGAGACAGATATCGCAAAGCAGAAGCTCTTGCAATCAAATTCGTTGCTCAACTATTAAGAGAACGTGGATGGGGCATTAACAGAGTTAAGAAGCACCAAGATTGGAGCGGTAAATACTGCCCACACCGTATCCTAGACGAAGGACGTTGGCAATCAGTTCTTAATGCTATTCAAGCAGAACTAAACGGTGGAGGTACTACAACACCACCAACTAGCACAACAGGCGTTGTAAAAGTAGTTACAACAGGTTTGAATCTACGTACACAACCAAGTGCAAGTGCTCCAATTATCCGTCAATTAGGTTATGGCGAAACATACGAGTTCTGGGCTATCTCTAACGGATGGTACAACTTAGGTGGCGACCAATGGGCTTATGGCGATAATGGTAATTATTTACAAGTTATCAGTGGAGGAACTGTAGCACCACCAGTAGCACCAAAACCAGTAACAGGCATTGCGTATATTACAGGATATAACGTTAACATGCGTTCTGGGGCAGGTACAGGATACAGTGTTATTCGTCAATTAAACGCACCAGAGTCATACAAAGTATGGGCTGAAAAAGACGGATGGTTAAACCTTGGTGGCGACCAATGGGTTAAGAATGACTCTTCATTCTTACGATTCGTAAGAGACTAATAATCTCTAAGGGGTAAAAGGGCTTGATTGGAAAGGGGTTGCCAAAAAGAAAGTAGGGGAGGAAATCGCAATGGATTTCTTGACATTATTCACAGATGCAGGCTTATTGACTGCTGTCTCAACCCTTCTAGGTTCTGTCGTTACATATTTCTTAACAAAGAATACAAACAAAAAAGATATTGAGATTAACGACAGACAGCAACTCTCTAAAGACCAATATCAACTAATCGCAGAGCTACGACAAATGTTACAGGAGCAAAGAGAAGAGATTGAGAATTTGCGTGAAGAAATGAGACAGCTACAAGCTGTTAACGTTAACTTGACAGTTGAGAACAAACAACTTCAAGCGAGAATTACTGAATTGAATGACAAGCTAGATAGCAGATTCGATAAGTAATAATCACAACCATGCCTACTAAATGTGGGCATGGATATTTTTAAATAAGGAGAATGACAAATGGAACAAATCCAAGTTGAATTAGTAAATTTAGTTGTTGCGATTTTAACTGCATTTGCAGGGGTGGCTACTAAATATCTAGTTAGTTTCTTAAAGAAAAAAGGATTAATTGCACAGATTGAAAACAACAAAGAACTAGTTAAAATTGTTGTTCATGCAGTTGAGCAGATGTACAAAGAGCTTAAAGGCGATGAGAAACTAAATCTTGCAAAAGTAGAAGTTATGAAACTTATGCAACAAAAGAAAATCAAGATGTCTGAAAAAGAACTTGATTTAATGATTGAAGCAATCGTTAAAGAAATGAACGATACGGCTAAATCAGAGCTACAAAATAAATAATCAGAAAAGGATGAATTTTATGTTCACAGTTGACCAATACGTCAATGTAAATCAAGGCGGTATTACATTCATGGGAAGAGTTTTAAAAATCTATAAAGAAGCAAATAAACTATTGTTACTTTTAAATGACAATGGACAAATCGTAATGGACATGAAATATTGCACTCCTATCAGAAATTATATTCCAG